GCTTTCAGTTCGACCCAAAAGCTCACCCCGGGGATACAAATATGCACGTCAGGAATACCGCCGCCGTGGCGGTTCTCAATCCTCGTCGCGTGGCACTTCGGGGGCAGGAATTTCCGCATATTTGCCCACACCTTTGCCTCTGGCCCGGCCATTGGGAACCTCCGTGTACTCCGCATCGATGACAAAAGCCTGCGGGTATTTCTGCTGCAACTCCGCAAGGCGGGCGGTGATCTGGTCGCGTGTCATCTGGTCGATGGTGTTGACATTCTCGCGGCGATCCACTGTCAGGCCCCCGAGGGCCGACCTAATCTTCTCAGCATTGATGGCGGCAGAAAACTGCTTGGCCTCCTCGGCCCCGCGTGACAACTTGTACAGCCGTTCAAGCTGGCCCGTCAGGCTGACACCGTACAGGCGTTCCTTCTCCTCGCGAAGCTGGGCGACAAACCTGACCACGTGGGGATACATCACGCCGTTGAGCAGGCGAGAGGCGATCTCGTTTGCCGCTGTCGGGCTATACCCCGCCTGTCGAGCACATTCTGTGGCAGTCAGGTGGCCTTCAACGAAGAGCTCGGCAAACTTGCGCTGCCGTGTGGTGATGTCCCGGCCAAACTCCTCTTCGAGCTCGAGCTCCGCCTGCGACTTCAAAAGGGCATCAGCATCGACCGTCTTGTCAAACTTAGCACGGGGTACAGGTCCCGGCTTTTTACGCTCGGCCATGTATCAACCTCCAACTTGTGGTATTCCCACAACTCTACAGCGCCAAAAGCGGGCTGGCAAGGTGGGGCAAAGTCGAGTTTCCCTTATAGGCCCGTGGCTCCCAGCGTCATTTCAACCGTTTCAGCAACGCTCAGGGGCAGGGCAGGGTAGAGAAGATGGTGTTTTCATTTACAAATGCTGTCCAAGTGTAAAAGAACAAAACATGCCTGTAAATGCTGAAAACCCTTATTTATAAGGGTGAAATGACTGTCATTTACACCAAATAGTTTTTTTTCCTCAAATCAACGCGGGCTTCACACTCACGCTGGGGTCTACGGCCGTATTAGGGAAACTCGCGAAGCACCAAGGCCCAAGGCCCGCGAACCACCCCCCTCCCCCTCTTGACACAGAACCACGGATGTTTGTTAGTAACAAGTGCAACACAACCCTACAACCTAGACCCAAGGACCGAGGCCCATGCTTCTCCTAATCTCCTCCGACCACCGCATCCCTGCCAGCAAGGCTTTGCGTCGTGCGCGTCTGGAGCATGGCGGCGACCTGCCTCCGCCTCCGGGCTTCACCCACACTATCGAGGTATCGGGCACGGACCCCACGCTTGGCTTTAGCGCTGTCTTGGACGCCATGGCGGCGGGGGAGAGTGTGTTTGTCCCAGTGCCGAGGACCGAGGAGAACGGGCATCGGTCCCGGATCATAAGCGCGGCGCGTCGCAGACAGGTTGCCGTGCTGACGCGGTTTGGCATTGAGGGCCGGACCTATGGCATGCGGGTCTGGCGCTTATCCTGACCCCTTGACACCCTCACTTGTTTATTTTACACAAGTAGCACCTACAACCTAAACCAAACGGAGAACCAACATGCCTGACACCATCAACCTAACCTTGTCCGTCGCTTACGCGCAGGTGATCATCGACTGCCTCGACAACGACATTGAGCTGAGCGGCAGCGGCTACCCCAATTTCCGGGACGTGGGCGAGATGACCTTCTACCTGCGCCGCGCGGAGCTGCGGGAGATACTGTGGGCAGCGATTCGGGAAGCCAACGCTGCCGAAGAGGACGTGTACGTCAACGCTTGCGACGACGGGAGCTGCGAGTGCCGCAAGGCCAGCGTGTTCCCTGACAACATCCGCAGCGGCTGCGCTTGCAAGGAGGCCGTGTGATGCACTGGAATTACCGCCTTGTAAACGCCCCGTCCGAGAACGGCGGAGAGGATTGGTTCGTACTGAAGGAGGTGTACTACAACGACGATGGCACCCCGGTGGGGTACGCTAGCGCATGCGTCGGCGGGGACACCCTCGACGAGGCCCGCCACGTCTTCAACAAGTACATCTTCGAGGGGGTGGGCAAGCCTGCCCTGCATGAGGATGACTTTAAGACCGCAAGCTTCAAGGGAGAGGAGTTTCACGCATGACCGACTACAAAACCTGCCCAGATTGCTCCGGCGACGGCTGGGTAACCATCAACGAAGAGATCAGGAGCGGGCTGTTTGTCGAAAGCAGCATGGACTGCGAGACCTGCGACGGCGATGGATACCTTGAGACTGAGCCTGATCAGGACGACGACGAGCTACACATCCAACGGCTCATCGACATGGAGGACGACGAGCCATGACCCACCTACACCCACGCTACAAACCCTGCCCAGAGTGCGAGGGCCAAGGTTCGGTGCTCTACGAGCGCGTCTACAGCCACAACTACGGCCGCGACGTGGGCTTCATCGAGGAGTACGAGGACGCCTGCGAAAACTGCGGCGGCGACGGGCAGATCGAGGACGACGACTACGAAGATGAGCGGGGCGATTGGCTCCTGCACAAGCTTCAGGATGACTACGGCGAGAAGGACGGCCAGTGGCTGCACGACGAGATCAAGGACGAGGAGATGGATCATGACTGAATACAAAGAGCTCGGACACCTTGGCGACGGTGTCTACCTGTCCGACGACGGGTATCACCTCTGGCTTGCCGTAGGCCATCACGAAAGCAAGGTGGTAGCGCTCGACCCCGACGTGGCTTTGGCTTTGGTTCAGGCCATCCTGAAACATCAGTACGGGTCCGTCATCAAAAAAGGAGTGCTTGTAAGAGTGGCGGGGGAGAAGTCCGATGGCTAAGTGGGAACTGGACTGCACCGCCGAGAACCAAGGTCCGAGGCCCGGGGAAATCCGCGTGGTAAACTACGTGGACGGCTTCACCACGCCGGAGGACATCTTCGGCAACAAGGGCTACCCCATCGCCCTGTTCAGGCACCGCCTCGAGCAGTTCTGGGACGGCACTTGGGCAGAGATCAAGGTCTACCACGAAGAGGGCGACGTGCTGCATGAGGTGAAGCAATGACCAAGGTCCGAGAGCCGAGCTCCGTTGTCGAGATGGCTGAGCTGTGCCGGAAGGCGCAGCTCCGCGTCAAGGCCCTGCCAGACGCGGACAAGGACGTCATCAAGCTGGCAGCTGATGTGTTTTATGCAATGTCCGTTTGCGACTTCTACCAGATCGACGAGAGCATTGGTCGGGCGACGGATGAAATCTTCGAAAACACTTTTGGCGGGAAAAACACGGGAGACATTGTCTTGGACAACGACTGCCGCCTGCCCTCGCGTGTATGTGCGTTCTGGTCGCCCGGCACCAAGATCACCTTTGAAGGCCGGGCGGAGAACCTTCCGTTTATGTACCTTGCAATCGCAGACAGTGGCGAGCCTGAGAAGTACTGCGTGTACCTCGTCTCCCCGTACTTTGGGGCTATGTTTCAGGGGCTTTATCAGGTTGGCGTGAAGGACTCGATCCGGGTTTCAAAGGAACCTTCTCCGGACAACCCGGACGACCAGCAAATATATTCCCTGCACGTCCTTACTGTGGCCACGATGTGCTCGATCCTGAACCAGCCCAGCTTCACCAAGAAAGAACCTGCCGGATCGAGGCAGGAGCGCCGCGCTGCCAAGCGCAGCGGGGGCTACGCCACTGACGCATGGCACAAGATCACGTGGAACATCGGAGAAGAGGTCAAGGCCAAGCTCACCCGCGACGAGCCTGTGCGCTGCATGCCACTGCACTACACCCGTGGCCATTGGCGCAGGGCCGAGGAGGGCTGGAAGAACACCACCCAGCGGAAGGACGGCCTCTGGTATCAGTGGATCGAGGGCTTCTGGTCGGGGCACCCGGCCTTTGGCATCAAGAAAGCATATCACGCACCGAAGATGGGAGACGCAGCATGACAGACCGCACCCTCACCCCAGAAGTCTACGGCGACTTCGGCCTGTTCATGGAACAGATGGGCCTGCGGCCCAAGCACATCGAAAATACTAAGACAACCCCCCAGTCTAAGGTTTATCC